CTATCTTATTTTTTCGATTTCAGTTTGAAGCCAGCTGAACTCACGCTTAGTATATACTTTCTCGGTTATATCATTAATAGAATGACCGACCATATATTTAATAGCATATTCATCAACTTTATATTTCTTGGCTTCAGTTATAAAATGTTCACGACCGTCATGCGGTCTATGACTTGGGTTTAAATCCAATGCTCTTATTAAGTTTTTAAATCGTGTTTTATATTTATCATATGTCAATCTGTAATCATTTTTGATATAAGCAGGCTCACGGCAATTGACTAAATATTCACTTCCTATGCATTTGGCTTCATTATACAACCGTTGAACTAATGGACGAATTTTTGTGTGAATTGGAACTGGGCGATTAATACCGGCTTTGGTTTTCATACCACCGACAAAAATCCAATTCGTCAAATCTACATTTTCTATTTTGAGATTGAGAAGTTCTTGCGGTCTCCATCCTGAATAACATTGAACTAAAAGTACATCGGCATAGGGCATATCATAATTCTTCCATAGTTTACACATCTCTTGAACACTAAACGGCATATGTTCGACTCTTTCATTTTCTATCGCTTCTTGTATTTCTTTGGATACATTAAAAGAACGAGCATAATTCACCGTAACAATTTCATGTTCTAAAGCATAATCACCCATTAAATTAAATATTGATTTAATTCTATGTTTAGTAGTTGGTGACGGCTTACGTGTTTCTCCCTTATATTCGAAAATACCTTCTTCCATGCATCCTTTAATATGCCTCGATCTAATATCTTTAAATCTCATATCGTATACAGATGAGCAGTAATGCCATGCTGCAGCTATCGATCGTCCGTATGATTCATTTTTGGTTTTCATGAACTCGGGAAACCATTTTTCATAGATTTCTTTAACTGTCAAATCTTCATCCAAATCATATGGATTCTTATTATATTCCACTAAAGCAGTATAAGCTTCATTATAAGTAGAGAAGTAAGATATTGGTTTTAATGGTTTGCCAATAGGTTGACCAGTTGATGTTTTGCCAACTGTAACCATTGCTCGAAACGGTCTTCTTAAATTGCGATTCTTTATTTCCGTTATTCTTCCAAATCCGTTTGGTAGACGCCTCCTTTTTGCATTCTTTTTTGATGATTTTACTGTTTCTTCTACAACTGTTTTTATTGGGTATCCGCAATGCGGGCATGAAACAGCTTTGTCACTTACTTGTAGTTCACATTCTGGACATTGTATTAACATAGTTACCAAACCTTTCCAGTTGATTTTTATGAACTTGCCGTATAAAGTTATATACCATAAGGTGTACTAACGAGTCAAGTAGTACATGTGATGAAAAAATTGGAGGTTTTAAGTTATGAAATGTGAATGTGGCGGTGACATGAAACACCACGATAAGGCAGTTAGAATCGTTAGGGAGAAGGGCGGTGCAAAACATCGTATTTACATAGAACGAGTAAAATGCGAAAAATGCGGAAAGATTAGAAGGATTTTTCCAGAAAATATTTTACCGCACAAGCAGTATGACAAAGAAATTGTCGATGGTGTTAAAGAAGGGCTGATCGATAGCGATACTCTTGGATTTGAAGACTATCCTTGCGAATTGACTATGAAACATTGGAGAGAAGAGTTTGCTATGGAATTCTGTCCGCATATTTTACAAGCTCCTATATGGAATACATATGAAAGGAGTGTTTAGATGTTAGGATTAGCAATTTTTTTCACAGGAGCAGCGGTTTACTGTTGGATAAAAGTATTTTCCGACAATGACTAAATTTCAAAGAGATTCAAAGATTAGAGCCTATCAAGGGCTCTTTTCTTTTTTTTACCAATTTTACCAATTTTATCCATGTATTCTTTTTAACAAAACGTCACACGAGTCATAGAATAGCCATTGAAAGGAGATGGTTGTAATGGAACAAATTGAGTTTGGCAAGGGTGGCGTTCCAGTAAGAATCGTGGCTGAAATATATGGAAAAGACCCTTCTTGGATAAGAGCTGGTCTTATAACCGGATATTTACCAATAGGGAACGCAACAAGAAACGGTCAGGTGATAACGTCAATTGACCAAATGAACAGTAAGTTCGGCAGAATAAATTATTATATTTCACCGAAAAAACTGTACGATGAAACAGGTTATATTTGGAAAGGGAGAAAGTAATCATGAGAACAACTGTATCAAAGAAAAACAAATATTGGATTAGCAGACACAGATATTTGGAACTTTCACATTTCTGTGCTCAGTATAATGAATGGATTAAAATTCGAAAAGATCTGGAAGGACTTCAGAGAGCTGTAGTGGCTACATATTCAGTTCCGAACAAAACTGATATTTCTGATCCAACTGCAACTACAGCCGAGAAGATTCTGTTCTATAGTGAGCGAATCGACATGGTGAATAATGCAGCAAAAGAAGCTGATCCGATACTTGCTAAATACATAGTAAAGTGTGCAACAAATGGATATTCATACGACAAATTAAGAGCTAAAGAGAAAATACCGTGTTGTAGGCAGGTATTTTACGAGGTGTATAGATGCTTCTTCTGGCATTTGAGTAATGCGCGAAAATAGCACAGACTTGTATGAAAGGAGGTAGACATCATGAATTATGGTATGTTATTAGAAGATGTCAAAGAAGTGTCCAAAGACAAATTGAAAGAGGTTTCTTTCAGAGTTGATGAAGAGTTCATCCAGTATGTAAAGGAACTCAATATTGACGATGACATTAAGAAAGATCTTATCAAGAAATCTAAGGACAGAGCATTCTTTGACATGCTGCTGATTAATGCACTTAAAGATTAAGTGTTTACCAGCTTATTAAAACCGAGAGGGTATTCGCCCAAAACGAATGCTCTCTTAGTTTTTGCAAAATTATTTATTGATGGAGTTGCCGATTATATTTGACATGTGTTCATAGGATGCTCTACGATCGGCAAGTGCTTCATCAAGTGATTTGTCACCGTATACATCCTGCACTTGTTCAACGGTCCATACATCGCCGAACTCACCAGTGGTTTCGATAAATGTATCGATTTCAATCTTATTCATACTAAATACCTCCTTCTGCGTTGTGGAGATTCATTATACATCAAATCACATCTAAATACAATGCGCATATTTTACAAATCGCTTTATGAGAATAAACAATAAGGAGGTAACGAATATGTTATTATTTGGAGCATTAGTAGCAGCGTTGATACTTATAGGAATTATTGTAGCGGTTGTTGTAGGGACAGCTGGCATAGCATTCTTTGTAGTATTCGGCGATGTAATTGTATGCATCGCAATAATAGTATTTCTGATCAAACTTATATTTGGAAGAAAGAAAAAATAAGAGGGCATAAGAGACTTTAGGCGAGACTGACCGGGTCTCTTAGCTTTTGTTTATGTGAAAGGAGAAATATCATGAGTATAGAAAAGAAAATTAATAGTATTAAAAGCGAAATTGAAAGGCTTGAAAATGAGCTTCAAGAACTAGAAAAAGAAAATGTACATTTTTATACACTGGTCATGTATCCACATGATGACATGCTCGGGAATTATTTCCAAATATCTGATGAGGCTATATCTGAAGCGGAAACAAAGAGAATAATACAAGATGAATATTGGTATTATGCAGATATTTACCGTATTGGATATGTTCTGATATCAAAGGAGACCAATCGAAAAATTGGTGATTTGGTCGCACTTAGATTGATAAAAAGAAATATTAATAGGTGTCGAAAACAAATCAATAGCTTTTGTGACTTGGACGGCTTAGATATTTTTGAACAACAACTCGATAAAACTGTAGAGAAATTGAATTGGGAAATCAATGCGGTGGTTGATATCAGTGATGTGACATTCGTAGATTTTGATGATTAATTTTTAGGAGAGATATTTTATGGATATAACGATATCATTTGATCGCAGATCATACAAATTGTGCAAACAGGAACATGTCAATTTAGTCAGATTGAAAACTTATGAAAAACAGTTAAATAGACAATTGGAGTCGTATAAATATGTATTGTTACGAGATGTATTTGAAGTACTAGGTATCCCCGTAACTAAAGAATCATTAACTGCTGGTTGGGTACATGATACGATGAAGACCGGCTTTTTTGAATTTAAACTTCATCCTAAATCAAATGGTGTGATTGAAGTCATATTATCAGATATGGAAAAAGATATACGATATGCATTTCCTTCAAGAAAATCTTTTCCAGGGTTATATTCTTTTTCTTAAAGTTTATGCTATAATTATATTTCTATGATTTATTGGGGGTGATTAAAATGAACATACATGGAATAGAGTATGATTCAATGCTGAATGGTGATGGATTAAGAGCAATTATTTGGGTGTCTGGGTGTAATCATAAATGTCCTGGATGCCAGAATCCACAGACATGGGATTCGAATAGTGGAAGTCCTATTACTACAGATGACTTGAATCGCTTATTTAATTATTTGGATAAAGGTTATCCATCTGGTGTAACGTTCTCTGGCGGTGATCCATTATTTCCGGAGAACCGTAGCACTGTGTTATATTTGTGCAAGTTATTAAAAGAAAAATATCCAAATAAAACGATTTGGATGTATACGGGATATTTATATGACGAAGTTAAAGATTTGGAAATTCTGAAATACGTAGATGTGCTGGTAGACGGACCATTTAAGAAAGATTTGGCAGATGTAAATTATCACTGGGCTGGCTCCACAAATCAGAAGGTAATCAATTTACATCACGCAGCAATCCAAAACGTGTGATATTTTGTTATGGAAGAAAGGAGCAAAGTTGATGAGTTTATTATGGACTGCCGTAGTCTTATGTGTTGGCATGATATTTGGAATCTGGTTAACCAAGATCATATTGCCTACAGGAAAGTTACTTATTGATCGTACAAAAGATAATAAAAATGTAATGACATTTAGTCTTGGATCACTTGACCCAGATGAATTAGTGAAGCACAAAGTGATGCTGATTCGGATAAAAGAAGTCACGCGGAAATAGCATGTCCTTACATGAAAGGAGTGATATTTTATGAAGAAAACTATAATATTTGATGAAAGATCACCAAGATGGGAGAATAATGGACGTATTAATGGGTTAACACTGGCAGATTACGAGTACTGGCTAAACGATATGCTACAAACGAACAGGTGTTTATTATTACGAGATGTATATGAACAACTGGGTATTCCGATAACAAGAGAATCATTGGTTGCAGGCTGGGTAATTAGTTCGGTACCGCATTTTGAATTCGAATGTCATCTTAAACCAAATGGTGCGATTGAAATCATATTACCAGAGATGGAATCAGATATACGATATTTGTTTCCTTCAGAACAAGAGTCCTAAACAAGGGCTCTTTTCTTTTTTGCGCTTTTTTAACATTCCCTTATATGAAACAAAATTATATTTCAACGAGAAAGGAGAAATTTTATGAGTAACGAATTGTTGGATACGGAGATTAAGAGGTTATTTAGAGAACTTGAATCCAAAACTCCGGGTAGTAAAGAGTATAATGACGTACAGGATTGCCTGAACATCTTATACAAATTGAAGTTGGAAGAAGACAAGAACCATGAAAATGCTGAAATTCAGCGTCAGAAAAATGAGGACGATAAAGAGTATCAGAATCGTGATATTGACTTGAAAGAACAGCAGATTCAGGAGAACAAGGCTTTCAACTGGCTAAGATTTGGAGTAGATGTGGCAGGAATTGCTTTACCATTGATATTCTGCAGAAAGACCTGGAGAGAGGGACTCAAGATTGAGAAATTAGATCAATTTATTGGATCTCCATCAGCAAAAAATGCATTAAAATTCTTCACACCGTGGAGAAAGAAATAAGTTTTAAAGATAGAGATCATGTTTTATGCATGGTCTCTTGATTTTTCTTCAATATTCAGTTCCAATGTGGTATTATATTTATAGCTATACGAAGGAGGAATGCAATTATGAGTAAACAGTACTGCCCTGAGTGTCACATTGAAATGAACTACAAAGCCAAAGATGAGTATTGGATATGCCCGGAATGCGGTCATACTACTGATTTAGGCGATGTGGAACTGGGTATTGATTACCCAACATTGGAATCTACGTATGAAGACGAAGAAGAATCATATGATCCAGAAGCAAAGTATGAGGATGCATACCGAAGAAATGAAGAGTTTCCAGGTATTAATTATGACGATTTGTACGACGAAGATTGATTTATCGCAATTTATACAACTCCTTATATGAAAAAACTTTATAAGGAGGATTATAAAATGAGTGAAAAACAGGTATCATTTGAAGATTTCCGTAAGGAGCAGAAGAAACGAGAACGTAAGGAAAAACTCTGTAACGGGGTGAAAAAATGTACAGATTGGATTCAGAACAATAAAGAAGTTGCAATTGGAATCGGAACGTTTGCTGTTGGTGCAGGTGGATCTATGATAAAAGGTCTGGCTAAGCGACAGAAAGTGAAAGAAGAGAAACAATTGAAAAATAACTATTGCTATGATCGGAGTCTCGGACATTATTGGAAACTCCGCAGAGAGCTGACGAACGAAGAATGGATCGCAATCGATAAGCGGAAACGAAATGGTGAACGGTTAGGTGATATTTTAGCCGAATTAAAAGTATTGAAGTAATTTTATATAAGAGCTTGTGCTTAATTGCATGGGCTCTTATTTTTGTTCTTTCGCAAAATTTACATGCTCCTATATGAAAAACTATATTTTAGGAGGATAAAATCATGAAAGGTTGGATTAACGGAGTAACATTATTTATGAGGTATTTTTCTTATATTTGTGTATGGTTTGCATTTGTAATGGCACTTATGTCATTCGATATACCAACCCACGGCTTTGGCTGGGTGATGTATGTCATTGGTGTAGTGTGCATTTCATCATATATGACCATACGAGTTATAAGAACAGCTGAAAGAATGTTTAATGACAATCCGAAACAGAAACAATTATCTCACAGATAGTTTAAGAAGAGAGGTCTACATTGACTTCTCTTTTTTTATGAAAGGAGTCGTTTATGAAAAAAACAAACAAATTCTATGCAAGAGTAAAACGTGGAGCACCAACTATATTTACGGTACTAAGTGTTGCCGGTGTGATTGCTACGGGTATTTTATCGGCAAGAGCAGCAAATAAGACCCGAAATACCGAAGAGTCCGAGAAATCAACAGTCGATAACTTCAAAGAAGGATGGAAGAATTATATTCCAGCTATTGCAGTTGGCGGAGTTACGATAGTTTGCTCCGTTAGCTCCAATGTACTTAATCGACATCAGAGAGTAGCTCTTGTCAGTGCATATACGTTGGCAAGTAAATCTTATGAGAACTATAAGCGCAAAACAAAAGAACTTTATGGTGAAGAAGCTCATCAGAAAATTATGGAATCATTAGCTGCAGAGAAAGCCGAAGATGTTTATATTTCGACAGCTGATTTTGCCGGTTCATCGTCTTTAGCATGGGACGATCGTTCAGTTGAAGAAAAGCGAACGTTTTATGATAGTTATTCCAGACGATATTTTGAAAGTACTGTATGCCAAGTACTTGAAGCAGAGTATCACTTAAATCGTAACAGATGCCTTGGCATGGACGTAACCGTGAATGATTTCTACGAATTTTTAGGCATCAAACCTATAAAAGGCGGCAACAAAATTGGATGGTGGTGGTCGGACGAAATATATTGGATCGATTTTATCCATCATAGAACAGAACTGGAAGACGGGTTGGAAATATATTTGATTGAATTTGTATATCAGCCGGGCTTGGATAACGAAGAAGATTGTTGATATTCGCGAAAAATACAAGCCGTTATATGAAGACGGTAGAAAGGAGATAACTTATGAACAAAAAAACTTTATTGGGAATCATTCCTATTGTTGTGTTTGCTGCGTTACAGACAGCAATCTCAGAACTCAGGATGGATTTATCAATTAAAGAGGTGGTCAAAGAAGAGATCGCCAATCAGAAGTCGGAAGAAACAGAGGAGGAGTAACAACTCCTCTTCACTTTTATTTAAGGAGAGAAAATCATGTTTAAATCAAATCTGAACAATTTCATGAAAAACATTGGTGCAAAATTAGGAGCAAATGCACCGGGAATCACGATTGGATTAGGCACAGGAGCAATCATTGTATCGGCAGTTATGGTTGGGGTAGCAACGCCTAGAGCGATGGAGCTTATTGAGGATGCAAAAAAAGCTAAAGTCAAACGTTTAGAGAACGCTAGAAAGAAAGCTCCGGAAGATGCAGTTATCGATGAGGACGAAGAACTCACAGTTGTAGAAATCATCAAAGCTGGATGGAAACCTTATGTGCCGGCGATTATGACAGCAGCGGTGGGTATTGCTTGTATTGTTGGTGGTACAAGAGCTAATGCAAGACGAAATGCAGCATTATCAGCAGCATACACAGTTGTAGAGCAGACTCTTAACGATTATACAACAAAGACAAAAGAAATTGTTGGTGATAAGAAAGAGAAAGAAATTCGTGATGCTATTGCTGCTGATGAAATTAAAAAAAATCCTTACGAAGGGTGTAACGTAGTGAAAATTCCAAAGTTTGGAAATACGCTGTGTTATGACGTGCGAGCCAATGATTATTTCATGGGAGACTACAACATGATTAAGAAGATTGAGAATGATCTTAATCGAAGATTATTCAGTGAAATGTTTATATCCTTGAACGATCTTAGAGATGAATTTGGCTTGTGTCATGATAAAGAACTTGGCGATGATATAGGTTGGAACGTTGATCATCCTATCGAATTTACTATTACAACAATGCTGGCAGATAATAACGAACCTTGTTTGGTTGTCAATTATGTAATTGCACCGAGATATGATTACCGCAATTTGCACTGATACGCATTTTTTACACAGTCTTATATGGAATAATAATAAAATTTTCAGGAGGAAAATGAGATGAACGAAAACGAAATTATGGAACAGGCAAATGAAACTGTTAACGATGTAAATGAGGTTGAAGACACCGGTAATGACAGCGGCAGTATTGGCATTCTTGTTGTTGCTGGAGCGTTCGCGCTTGGCGGAGCAGCTGTAGTAGGAGCTAAGAAAGCATATCGCTGGTTTAAAAATCGGAAACACAAACCGGAAGTCGTTGATGGCGATGTTGAGTGTGTGAATGACGAAGAAGTTCCGGAAGAAGAATCCGAGAATAAGTAATTGTTCAATAAGGAGTGGTGTTATCAAGCACTGCTCCTTTTTCTTTTTATTAAGGAGGATATTTATGTACAAATATGTATATAGAGGACCAGTATATTCATTTGGTCGTATGATTACTGATTGCTGGGTTGGTGAGACGTATGCCGTAACCATGAAGAAAGCCAGGAGTAATTTGTTTCATCAATGTAAAAAAGCACTTGGAATGTCAGAAACAGCAGCAATCTGTTTACCAGGAACAATAAGAGAGGAAAAAGTAGAGTATGTCGGATAGAGAAGAAAAGAAACCGAGACTTGAGAAGATGGTCGATGCTTCTGAGTATAAGCAGAAAGACACTGCGATAAATAAGTTAATTAAGGCTTTCATTCCAGATAATATATATGATCTTAAAGATTATATTGTCAGTGAGATCGTGATTCCGACGATCAAAGATGGTCTTGATGACACATGGAACGCTGTATTTAGAGGTAGCGGACGTAAGAAATCATCCAGCAGACGTAGAAGAAGTTATTACGATGACGATGACGATATGCGACCAGCTTACCGTAAATATTATGATGATCGCAGGAGAGACGATAGATACGGTGATGATCGATACTATCAACCAGAACGCTCTGACTTCAAGAATGTGAAATTCAAGAGCCGTGGAGATGCTGAGCGAATCTTAACAAAGATGGAAGATATTATCTATAAGAATCGATTTGTGAGTTTGCTGGATTTTTATGATCTTACCGGGCAGCCTACCAGATCCACAGATGATAACTACGGATGGACCAATTTGGATAGGGCTAAAGTGGAACGTTTGAGATCCGATAATGGATATATTATTCGTTTCCCAAGTCCAATGCCGCTTGATCGTGAGTATGATTAATTTATATTTTGAAAAGGAGAACAAATCATGAAGAAATTTCAGTTACCAAAAATTACACTTAAAGGTAAAGCAAAAAGAATTGTAGTAAAGGCAAAAATCAAAAGCCCAACAATTATGATTGTGGCAGGAGTCGCCGGTGTTGTAGGCGGAACAGTTATGGCATGTAGAGCAACTATGAAACTCAAACCTATTCTGGATGAGGGAAAAGAAGCTACCAATGATATTCACGAGTATGCCAGCTCCGATGAAGCGAAAGAGAAAGGTTATACAGAAAAAGAAGAAACAAAAGCAGTAGTTGTTGAGAATCTGAAAACAGCCGGTAAAGTGGTAAAACTCTATGCCCCAGCAGTAGCAGTTGAAGCTGTGTCAATTGGATGCATTGTAGGAAGTCATAAGATTCTCACAAAGAGAAACGTTGGTCTGGCAGGGGCTTATGCCGCAGTACAGAAAGAATTCAAAGACTACAGAGATCGTGTCGTGGAAAGATTCGGTGAAGATCTGGACCGTGAGCTTAAGCACAATATCACCAGAACGGAATATAAAGAAAAAGAGACAGACGAAAACGGTAAGAATAAAACCGTAAAGAAATCCGTTGATGTTGCAGGTGATGGAACTGGATATTCTGGATATGCCAAATTCTTTGACGAAGCATCAAGAGAATTCACAGGTGACCCAGAACATGATAAATGGTTCCTGATGAGAGCAGAAGAACTGTTTAACAATAAACTTCGTACCGATGGATTTGTATTTATTAATGATATTTATGATTATCTTGATATTCCTCGTACGCAGCAGGGACAGACTGATGGTTGGGTTTATGACGCAGAACATCCAGATGCTTATCCGATTAGCTTTGATATTATGAATATTAATAAAGAAGCTAATAGAAGATTCGTAAACGGATATGAACCGGTCATCCTTTTGGACTTCAAGAACTGCCGTTATATTCTTGATCAGATTTGAATGATTGGACTTAATACAGTAAGAACGGGAACTATTCAAGATATTTTTGATTATCCTTGGCTTTATGGTATGAGTCAGGGACAGAAAGGAGCGTATATGACAGGACGAGATTTAATTGTTTATATCTTAACCAATCATCTGGAAAATGCCGAAATTCGAAATGGTAAATTAATGGTATCCGGTAATGATTTCATGAAAGATGAACAGGTAGCATCCATACTTGGTGTTGGAATGGCTACTATTAAGGCGTGGTACGAGAATGATTATTTCGAAGGGGCTTGCAGAGAAGAGGGAGTTATTTATATTCCTAAAGATGAAGTAATTCGAATATTGTCTGAAAAGTTTAAGGAAGCAGGGGTGAGAATATGAAAAGTATTATTTCTTATACATTTGCAGCACTCGCAGGTATTTGCTTTATTAAGGGATTAGCGTTGGTCAAATAGGAGGTATCGGATGGAGCGTCTTGAATATTTACTTTCAATAGTTCAATTTGCAACTGATACAAAAGAAAAACGCCATATTGTAGGAGGGATGCTGGTCAGTATCTCTCTTTTATTTGGCGGGATGGCATTCACCGTGATGACAATGAAAGATGAGGATGAGAACTATGAATAGAGCATTATGTTTTATATTTGGTGCTATAGCTGGCACGGCATTGGGTTATTATATCGCTCGACAGAGATGCGAAGAAGAAATTGAATCGGTCAAAGAGGCTTTCAGAGAAGATTCTGAGCGTGAAGAATCTAGCGTTGACCATAATGAAGCTGACGAGAATCCAGACAGAGAGCCTATAGATTCTTCGATACGTCCAGCAGTTAAAGAAGCCATTGATTACATGAATACAGTTCGTAAGGCTGGATATACTGCAGCACCAGATCCGACAGACGAAGATGAAGTCAGTGATATTCCATATGAGATTACTCCAAATGAATTTGGTGATATCGAATACGAGGAAGTAGAGCTTGTTATGTTTGCTGACGATGTATTGGCTGATGGTGACACATACGAACGAGTTGAAGATGTTGATAATGTCGTGGGTGAGGATAATCTGCAGAAGTTTGGTCATTATGAAGAAGATCGTGTTTGTGTCCGCAATGACAGACTCAAATGCGATTATGAGATTATCAGAGATGAACGAACATATGAGCAGGCATATAAAACAATGTATCCTTATAAACCTTACGACGAAGATGTGGAGGATTAATGGACGTAAGGGAACAATATTTTAATTGGATGTATGACATGGTGTTCACTAAACGAGCACCATCATATGTCCGGTTATTAAGATACTTAAACAGTCAGGAATTTACTTACAACATTCGTCTTGATGGTAACAGAGCTGACGACGGTTTATATTTACGATATCGTTTTAAGCAAGAGAATCATCTAAGAGCTGTTGACGTAGATAGATATTTGACTGGTAAATGCAGCGTACTTGAGATGATGGTGGCACTGTGTTTACGAATTGAAGAGGATATTATGGACGATCCGGTTAAAGGAAACAGAATTCACAAATGGTTTCATGTTATGCTCAAGAGTCTTGGATTACTAGACATGGATGATGCATATTTTGATGAGCGGTACGCAGACAAAGTGATTACAAGATTCTTGAATCGGGAATATGAACCTAATGGAGCTGGTGGATTATTCCGAATTAAGGATTGTCCGTATGATTTAAGAAGCGTTGAAATATGGTATCAGATGTGCTGGTATTTCGACAGTATTTTGTAAAGGAGTCACAAAAATGAAATGATAGATTTTATTAAATTTCATGTCGAAAAGCCAAAAAAGATAGGTGGTCCATCGTTTGCATATCCCAAATTTCTGCTGAAGAAAAGTTCAGATCTTATGATTCAGGGTGGTGATTTTTACGCTATCTGGATTGAAGAAAAGGGTTTATGGTCAAAAGATGAACAGGATGCTATTGACATGATTGACAATGAGCTTCGAATGTTCGTCGAAGCAAATAAAGATAAGTATACGGAGCTTATACCTTTATATTTATGGGATTCAACATCAGGTATGATTGATCGATGGCATAAATATTGTCAAAAACAGTTGCGAGATAATTATCATGTACTTGATGAAAAGCTTATATTTTCGAATACTGTTACGACAAGAGAAGATTATGCCAGTAAAAAACTCAAGTATCCGTTAGAACCAGGAACTATAACTGCTTATGATGCTCTGATGTCTACTTTATATTCTCCGGAAGAAAGAGAGAAACTTGAGTGGGCTATCGGAGCTATTGTATCTGGCGATAGTAAAAAGATTCAGAAGTTTCTGGTTCTGTACGGATCTGGCGGAACTGGTAAATCAACAGTTCTGAATATTATCCAGAAGCTGTTTGAAGGGTATTGTTCGTCGTTCGATGCAAAAGCCTTAGGTTCTGCAAATAGTTCATTTGCGTTGGAGCCGTTTAAAACAAATCCGCTTGTAGCAATTCAGCATGACGGTGATTTATCCAGAATTGAAGATAATACAAGGCTTAATAGTTTAGTTTCCCATGAAAAAATGCCGGTAAATGAGAAATTCAAATCCATGTATGAAATGAAATTCAATGCTTTTCTGTTCATGGGTACAAACAATCCAGTAAAGATTACCGATGCCAAATCAGGTCTTATAAGACGACTAATTGACGTAACGCCGTCAGGTAAAAAGTTGAGTTTCAGTGAGTATAACAAAGCAATGTCAAACATTGATTTTGAACTAGGAGCTATTGCTAGTCATTGTTTATCTGTTTATGAACATAATAAAACAATATATGACAATTATGCTCCGATTGCTATGTTGGATGCATCAAATGATTTCTACAATTTTATATCTGACATGTATTATGAGTTTAAGAAAGAAGACGGAACTACTCTGAAAGACGCATGGGATTTGTATAAGACTTATTGCGATGAAGCAAAGGTTAATTATCCTATGAGTAAGAGAGTATTCAAAGAGGAACTTAAGAACTATTTTCATGAATTTCATGAAAGATCTACAGATGGTGGTAGGATCAGAAACTTCTATAAAGGGTTTCTTGCCGACAAATTTGATATTCGCATTGGGAAGTCAACGGAAGAAAAAACAAACCTTATAGATTTCAATTCTACAGAATCTATATTTGATAAGATTGCTGCAAATTATCCAGCTCAGTATGCCAACACTGCAGGAACGCCTACTAATGGCTGGAATTATATTAAGACTAAACTGTCTGATATTGACACGTCTAAACTTCATTATGTAAAGGTCCCTGAAAATCACATTGTAATAGATTTTGATATTCCAGATGAAAATGGTAACAAAAGTTTTGAAAAGAATCTGGAAGCAGCGAGTAAATGGCCATCCACATATGCTGAGCTTAGCAAATCTGGTGCGGGCATTCATTTACATTATATTTACAATGGAGACGTTACAAAGTTAAACCGTTTATATTCTGAGCATATTGAAGTCAAGGCGTTCACGGGAAAGAGTTCTCTCAGACGAATGCTTACAAAGTGTAACGATATTCCGATTGCTACGATCAGTTCTGGTCTTCCTTTAAAGAAGGAGAAAAATATGGTAAACATGGACATTGTAACCACTGAGAAGGGGTTACGTACAACAATCAAAAAGAATCTTTGTAAAGAGATACATCCAGCAACCAAACCGAGTATCGATCATATTTACAAGATTCTTGAGGATGCGTGGAACAGTGGTGTTCATTATGATGTATCAGATATGTATCCGAAGATCATGGCATTTGCTATGAATAGCTCTCATCAGGCTGAGTACTGCATGAGCAAAGTTGACGATATGCATTTTAAATCAAAAGACGTAGATGTGAAACCAGCGGTCAGTAACGATGACAGGCTGGTTTTTTATGATGTTGAAGTATTTCCCAACTTGTTTGTTGTCTGCTATAAATTTGATGGGGGAGAAGCGGTGTATCGATTGATCAATCCGACTCGTACAGATATTACAAGACTTTGCCAGTACAATCTGGTTGGTTTTAACTGTCGAAGATATGACAATCATATTATGTATGCGTGGATGCAGGGATACACAAATCAGGAACTTTATATTCTTTCACAACGAATCATTAACAAGGATAAAAAAGATGAAGACCGTAGTTGTTTCTTCCGAGAAGCTTATAATATGTCATACACTGATATTTATGACTTTGCGTCTGCCGGAAATAAGATGTCCCTTAAGAAGCTTGAAATCGAGATGGGACATATTACGGAAGCAGAATTAATTAAGAAAGGCTATACTGAGTCGGAAATTAGGAGTATTAAAGCTGGAACGCATCATCAGGAACTGGGATTACCATGGGATCTGCCAGTACCAGAAAAACTTTGGGATAAGGTAGCCGAATATTGTTGTAACGACGTTGTGGCTACTGAAGCAGCATTCCATTATCTTAAGGCAGACTGGACAGCAAGACAGATTCTGGCAGATTTGGCAGGTATGACGGTCAATGATACCACGAACACGCTCACAACTAGAATTATATTTGGTGGTAACAAAACCCCTCAGTCGGATTTCCATTGGAGAGATCTTGCTGAACCGGTTTTTGATATGGATGAAGAGATGCATGAGTTCTTATCCGAAGCTTGTCCGGTAATGATGTCTCAGACTCACGGAGAAGCAGGAAGTCTGTTACCATATTTTCCTGGATACAAATACGAATTCGGTAAGAATACTTATCGTGATGAGGACGTTGGTAAAGGTGGATACGTATATTCTGAACCTGGTATGCATATTCTGGTTGCATTGCTGGATATTACTTCCATGCATCCGCATAGCACAATTGCTGAGTGCTTATTGGGCGTGATATATACACGAGCATATCGTGAAATTGTAGAGGGTCGAGTAAGCATTAAACATGAGGCATGGGAAGAAGTCAATCATATGCTGTGCGGTAAACTTACACCATTTATTCAGATGGTTAAAGATGGCGAAATGTCATCTGACGATCTGGCAAACGCGTTGAAGACAGCTATTAACTCTGTGTATGGTCTTACATCAGCAGGATTTGAGAATCCGTTTAAAGATCCTCGTAATGAAAACAATATTGTTGCTCTTCGTGGAGCGTTATTTATGGTTGATCTAAAACATGCTGTACAGGAAAGAGGATTTACAGTAGCTCACATTAAGACCGATTCTATTAAAATTCCGAACGCAACACCGGAAATTATTCAGTTTGCTATGGATTTTGCTCAGAAATACGGTTATACATTTGAGCATGAGGCAACTTACGAAAAGATGTGTCTGGTGAATAAGTCTACATACATTGCAAAGTATGCCACATCGGAACAGTGTGAAGCTATGTATGGTTATATTCCGAAAGATAACAAGAAGCATCCGGGACAGTGGACTGCGACTGGTGATCAGTTTAAGGTTCCTTATGTATTCAAGACTTTGTTTAGTAAAGAAGCCATTGAATTTGAAGATCTTTGTGAGACATTTTCCGTCAAATCAGCTTTATATTTGGATATGAACGAGGATTTGGAGGATGTGTCTGGATTGGAGAAGGAACTGGATAAGCTTGAGAAGAAGATTAAGAAACTCCAGAAAGATAATCCGGGTCAGACCTATCCTGAAGAATGGGATACAGAGATCGATACACTTGATAAACAGATTTCAGACGGACATGCTTATATTTTCATTGGAAAAGTTGGTCAGTTCTGTCCTATTAAAGATGGTTGTCATGGCGGATTACTGATGCGAGAGCAGAACGGTACGTATTATGCAGCAACCGGTACCACTGGATATCGTTGGCTTGAATCAGAAATGGTACGAGATATGCACAAGGAAGCAGATATCAATCGTGGATATTTTGATACGCTTGTAACAGACGCGGTACATGATATTTCTGAGTACTGTGATTTCGAATGGTTTAGATCTGATGAGCCTGTACCAATTCCAAAGAAAATGCCAGAGTTTATGAACATCCCTGAAGATACTCCTGAAGAATTACCGTTCGCATAATTTACAATTCCCTATATGAATAAAAACATTCAAAGGAGGATAAAAAATGAAGAAAATGTTTGGAAAGGTTTGTTATGCTATAGGAGGAACATTAATAAGTACCTTTGCACTCGGAGTAATATCCGGAATGGTTATGAGTCCGTGTACCGAGGTGAACATTAAGGACAGATCGGACAAACCAGAATAAACGGCTTCAAAAGAGGAGACCGAAGAATGATATTTAACAAGCAGAAAGGCTCAGTTTACACTGGGTCTTTTTGTTTTCTAAAATTATATTTTAAAGGAGATTAAAGAAATGCCAAACTTTACAGAACCAAACTACAACATTAAAAAAATCACAATCCGTGACGCACATATCCGATTCAGAAATTTCGGTGGCGGTAGATATGGACGAGAAATCACACTGAGAATCGATGATCCAGATATTGCACAGGAGATGGCAAATGACGGATGGCCGGTGAGAACCATTATTCCAGACGATCCAAATTACGATCCAATTTACCAGATGCGTGTGGCTATATCTTACCGTGATCGTGAGGGACATCTGTTTGACGAGAATGATACACGTCTGCCTCATATTTATATGTGTACAAGAAAAAGACAGCATGAACTTAATGAAGACACAATTGCAAGACTGGATCGAGCTGAGCTGGATAAGGTTGATCTGACAGTCAGAGCGAGATGGTGGGAGAACGAATCCGGATGGCATATCAAAGCATTCTTAAGTCGTCTGTATGCAACAATTTGTGAGGATGATCTTGACGCTGAGTATGCTGAGCAGGAGTGCCCGGAGGAATAAATGGCTTTTCTGTATGATGAACAAAAAGAAGCCGTTCGAAAAATGAAAAATGGATGCATCCTATGTGGTGGAGTTGGGTCTGGGAAATCTCGGACCTCACTCGCCTATTATGTTACACAAAATGGCGGATCATTTGAACCATTCAAACCTATGAAACCAAATGCAAAAAATCTTTACATCATTACAACCGCTTATAAAAGGGACACTTTAGAATGGGAAGGCGAATTATTGCTTTTTGGTCTGGATAAGGATTACGAGAAAAGTCTCAGTAAAGTACGAATTACAATAGATAGCTGGAATAATATAGGAAAATATAAAACAATCGAAGGTGCTTTCTTTATATTTGACGAACAAAAGGTATCTGGTAAAGGGGCTTGGGTTAAATCGTTTTTAAGGATTGCTGAGCATAATGAATGGGTTCTATTGTCTGCAACTCCTGGCGACAAATGGGACGATTATATTCCGGTATTCATTGCAAATGGTTTCTATAAAAACAGAACAGAATTTAACCAGGAGCATTGTGTGTTTGCAAGATTCTCTAAATATCCAAAAGTTGAGCGGTGGCTTAATGTGGGGCGTTTAATCCGATTGAGGAATTCTATATTGATTGATATAGAGATTATACGACCAACAATACGACACGATGAAGATGTTTATGTTGAATATAACAGAATCATTTACAAAGACATGATGAAGAATCGTTGGGATATTTGGAAGAATGAACCTTTTCAGACAGCTGCTGAGCTGTGTTATGCATTAAGAAAGGTGGTGAACTCTGATGATAGTAGATTGGTAGCAACTATGGAACTATTTGAGAAGCATCCGAGAATGATTATATTCTACAATTTCGATTATGAATTGGAGCTTCTTAAATCACAATATTACGGAGAGGATGTTGAAGTTGCGGAATGGAATGGACACAAGCACCAACCAATACCGGAATGCGATTCATGGGTATATTTGGTGCAGTACACCGCCGGGGCTGAAGGATGGAATTGTATTAAAACTGATACGATCGTGTTCTACAGCCAAAATTATAGTTACAAGATTATGGAACAGGCGGCGGGGCGCATAGACAGATTGAATACTGGCTATAAGGATCTATATTATTATCACCTGAAAAGCAGGTCTAGTATTGATCTGGCTATAAGTAGAGCATTAGTAAGTAAGAAGAAATTTAACGAAGGAGCTTGGAGTAGGAAGAATAAATTTACTCACGCTCCTACTTAATTGAATGGAGGAAATATTATGAGTGATATTAATAATGCCACAAAGAAATTCGTAAACGAAATTAGTATGGCGACTGAAATGATGAAGTATGTTATCGATAATGCAGAAAAGTTAGGTCCAATAGAGGCAGTAATGTTCGGTACAGATCTGATCGAGTTCGGAAATAGGATAAGACCAATTTACCAGAAACTGAAGAAGACGAACGGAGAAACCATCACCACTATAATCAAGTTCGAAAAATGAGTCATCACGGTGATTATATTACGAAAGGAGAAAGGGTATGAAAGTACGGAGTAAGAGTCATATTATTGAAAGCGTTCCAGGAGATCAAGAATGGCAGTTATAAATGACACTATCGATCAGCTTTCCTATGAAATCGGAGAGGCTTCTGGTTATATCGACGGGAGCAAACTTGGTTACGAATACGGTTATCATGACTGCGTATTGGACTTGAAAAAGAGAAAAAATCAGATTCGTAGGAGAAAGGCTGAACGTTTGGCAGAGAGTTTATATTTTACGAAACAGAAACTGTGGGGAGTGGTATTGCTGCTCCTCACTTTTTTAGTAGCTGATTGGTCTGGCGGAGATATGACAGCAGGAGTTCTCACGATTCCAATGAGTTTAATACTTATATTTTCAAAGAGGAGGTGGTTGCTATGAGCATTATAAGTTGGCTTATATTTTGTGTATTTGTGTTAATTATGGGTGTTATCGATCTGACTCTTTGTATTATTGATAGAGAAGAGCGTCGTAAGGAGGATAAGAAAGATGAATAAATTCACTGCAGTGTCTATAGTTTTATATTTGGTGAATCTGTTTATGATAAAGGTACATTTCAAGAGTCCGTCTGCCAATGTTCGGTATGCATTGGATGTAGAGAAGAGTTGGGAGAAGATTTGGTATTCTATAACGGCTTTGTGGTTGGTGCTGAATATTCTGTGCGTGGCAGTAACTGCTATTAAACTGATATTTATGTATTTATAGGAGGGTAAAAATGATTTGTCCTGAATGTGGTGAAGGCAGAGCAGTCGTTAAAGATACCAGAGATGTTGATCCCGGAGAAGTAAAGCGTTTCCGGAAATGCGACAAGTGCGGGTATATCTTCCATACATATGAAATAACAGAAGACGAGTATTGTGATCTATTACTAATAAGAAGGAAATACTTGGGAGAAGGCGAGGAAAATAAGAAATGATAGAAATTAAAGATGACACTAAAGAAAAATGTCAGGATTGTCCGATGTTTTCACCAGAAACTACATGCAATAAATTTTACGGTGATAATAAAGTCGTAAAAACTATAGTGCAGATATACTGTGAAAATCGTAATAATTGTGATGCGGTTGAACAGTATTTGGAAGGGAGAAAGGAAGAGAAAGATGACTGAAATGAAAAAATCAAATTTAAAATTAATTCTTATTATTGTTGCGGGGATTCTTGCGGTTGTCATGTTAGGTGTATTCGGAGTGCAGGGTTCACAGAATAAAGCTTTTTCACTGGAGGAGCAGGTGAATACAGCTGATTCAGACATCAAAGTTCAGGAAAAAAGACGTGTGGATCTGGTTTATAACCTTGCAGATTGTGTAAAGCAGTACGATAAACACGAAGCTGATACACTTACTGCTATCGTAGAAGGACGAGGTTCAACCGGAGATATCGAAAATGTTACTACTGCGATTGCAGCTGTAAGTGAGGCTTATCCAGAATTAAAATCTAATGAAAATTATAAGGAACTGATGAATGAACTTTCTATTACAGAAAATCTAATAGCAGAATATCGCAGTAATTATAACAAACAGATAAAAGTGTACAGACGATATGTGAGAAAATTTCCTACACGAATCTTTTTAAATATTCTTGGATATGAGGTTCAGGAGTATACCTATTTGGATTATAAAGCTCCGGTTGATGCACCACAGAATCTGTTCGAGGAATAAGCTTATGAAGAATCGAAAAAGATTTGATTTTGGAGATTTTGAAATTACAAAAAGAGAAATCTTAGCAAGTATATCCATTATAGCGGTTTTGTTACTTATTGGTTTTATATTTTCCGGTAAAATATCGGATCATTTGATGGATAAGAACGAGAAATACAATAAAGCCGTAAAGATTGAAGATCAGGAATTATTTGAATATGGTATGCGAACTGATATCGGGAATGCATTTGTGTATGGTAATTTGGAAGCTGTCGATACTGTTACTTATCCTGAAATTGGTGGGAAGTATATGTATGTACGAAAGGTTGAAGAGCATTACACGAGACATACCCGTCAGGTTGGTCATACAAGGACCGTGAACGGAAAAGCTCATACATATTATACGACTGAAGTTTATTGGTCATGGGATTATGTTGGGAGTGAGGATAGGAGTTGTAAAGAGATATCTTTTTTGAAACACATATTTTCAAGTAAGAAGATTCAATTACCGAATGATGATTATATCGATACCTTAAAAGAATCATCTCATGTACGCTTCAAATATTATGGGGTTGGTTTAAAGTACACTGGAACGATATTTACAGAATTAAAAAATAAAACAATAAAAAATAATTCGCCATTCTATGAAAATATGACGATTGATAAAACCGTGGAACACTTAGAATCCGATTTTGCATTATGGTTATTCTGGATTTTCTGGATAATTTTAATCGGAGCATGTGTCTACGGTTTTTATTATCTTGATAATGAATGGCTTGAATAAAAAAGGAGATTTTGGAAATGGACGAAGAAAATAAAAGAGAAAAATCAAACCTGGAATTATGGGCTGAAGACGAAGTAAAAATTGCTTGTGCACGTGAGAATCCGAATCGTAAGGAAGGGGAGTTTGATTACGGATGTGCCTGCTACGAAAGTGCTTTGAAAGCGTTCAAGAGTCTTTGCGAGGATGAACATTCTGGGGCAAGTATTATGTTTACCAAAGCAATTCTCGATCGTCTGATTACTGGAAAACCGCTTGCACCTATTGAAGATACTGAATATATGTGGAATGAAGTTTACGGTATAGACGATAATTCCAAACATTATCAGTGCAAGAGAATGAGTTCTCTGTTCAAAGATGTTAAAGCTGATGGTTCTGTTGAATATAAGGATGTGAATCGTTTTCAGGGGGTCAATATTGCCAATCCACATTATAGCTATCACAGCGGCTTAATTGATACTGTGATGAGCGAACTCTTTCCAATTTATATGCCTTACGTTCCATGTGATAAACCATACAAAGTTTATACTGAAGATTTTCTTACAGATTCCAAAAACGGTGATTTCGATACGGTTGGTATTTTATATGTTATTACTCCACAGGGAGACAGAATCGAGATTAATCGATATTTTAAGGACGGAGAGTCTGATGATATTCCCGGTTATGCTGAGATAGCAAAAGAAGAATATTTGGAAAGGAAGAGTCTGGCGAATGAACGTGTTAAGAGTGAGATGAAAGAATGACTTTATATTTAATTCATGGCAATGTGTATTATGATGGTTACGGACATATAGAACATGCATTCGGTATTTACACTGATAAAGATAAAGCCGAAGTTGTTAAGAAAGTTGTTATTGAACAGCTTTATAAGAAAGAGAAAGATAATGTTTGGTCGTGTGTAAAAGATACTTCAGATATTGAAGTAGAGGTTGTTGAAATTGGGTCTGATATGGCAGTGGATATTACATTAGGAGGTTGTTGTGAATGATTAAATTAGAAAATGTAGTTCTGGCAAGTCCGGAGCAGATGAAGTTTATTATTGAGGGTATGAGAAATCCGATGAACTCATGGGAGAAGAGTGATACGTGCTTTTCCGATGAATCATGCGTGAATTGTTATTATAATCAAAGGAATTTATGTGATAAAGATTCATTTTTTAGAAAAGATGAAAAAATTGGATCTAACGACCACTCTCTCATGCAGCGATTATCAGATGCCGGTACAGAGCATCGTAAGTACATGCGAATGATGCCGGTGTATGTGAGGATTACGGCACCATTATATTGGTGGAAAGAGTTTGATACATATAAGATCGGGACAGTTGCAAACTCTTGCAGTACGATGCACAAGATTGCAGAGAAAGAATTTTCATTGGAGGATTTTTCGTGTGAGCATCTTGGTGTATTTATTCCGGCTGAAAAAAATGATGGCGTTGAGGATTACAAGAATCTATGGATAGCGGCACTGGAGGAGACTATCGACTATTTGAATGTTGCTCGTACTTTTTACAACCGAGAAACTGATCCAGAACTTAAGAAAAAATATTGGTGGCAGATGATTCAGCTTCTTCCGAGCAGCTATAACCAGACTCGTAATGTTATGCTGAATTATGAGGTTCTGGCGAATATTTACAGACAGAGGAAGAATCATAAGCTGGATGAGTGGCGAGAGTTCTGCAAATGGATTGAGACTCTTCCATATTCTGAGCTGATTACTGTAAAGAAAAAGCCGTTTTCAGTTTTATCGCCTATGTTGGAACCTGGATATGTGTATGCTCAGAATGAATGTATTAGTCCAGATGTTGATCAAATATCTGAACGTCTAAAGACGCTTTGGTTGAGATGACAGAAATGTCTGACGGCACTGACCGTGACACTTTATTGAAGAAGACTATGTTTGGAAATCCAAGGAGATAAATATGATGAAAATAGCTGATAGCAGTATGGACGGAGAATTAACGATTAAAGTCAAGGCGGCATTAACCGTGGATGAAGATACGTTTGATACTTGTGTAAATATTATGGCGATCTATGCAAGAGAACACGGCATAAAAGGAATGACACTTGATTTTCGAAAAACAGCTCCTAGTTGGTTGGGAAGATTTCTTATGAGTGATGAAGCTGTGGAAGATATCCTTGGTGTCAAGACGAAATACAATAAGTAATAATGGGCTCTCTTCGGAGGGCCTTTTATATTTGGAGGAAATGGATTATGAAAATACGTTGCGAAAATTATAACAGTGACGACATAAAGCGAGTATATATTTGCTTAGCGAACACGAACGAAGTACTTGGATTGGATGTAGTGAATCCAGTGGATGGTAGCCCAGTATTGAAAGGATTTAATAAATCAAATACAACAAGGATAGATTTTGAAGATGGTTTGGAACTTGATAATTTTATAGAAGCATTACTACAACTTCAGCATTATCACAGAGTTAACACTGGAGTATGGAGAGGTATGAGATGAGCGAACGGCTTGGAAATTTAATGGATGTATTAATACCTAAAATAAAAAAATGGTTCTAAAGTATCTGTGGGAAAATTATATAGTGTGACTTTTAACATTGATCATCATTTTAATTGGTTTCAGAAGAAAATGATTAAATGGTGTTTCGGGTTAACAGTGGAAGATTATACGGAGGAATAAGTTATGTTATATATTTGTGTGAGAACGTATGCGGATGGAAAATACATTAATATGGTATTTCCTAGGATATTCACAAACTATCATGAATGTATAGAGATGTGTATAGATCTTCAACAAAAACTTGGTCAAGAATCCGATGAACGTTGGATTCCTTTTCCATTGTATCAAGAAGATTGACACGCACATTTTACAACTCCTTATATGCAAGAAACAGATAAAAACAATCAAGGAGGAATTGTATTATGTTAAACGAAAAAATCAAAGAAAAGGCAAAGAATGGAGCTGAAAAGGTTAAAGATTTTTGGGATGATTACGGTTTAGTCATTGGTTATTGTGCTGTTTGCGTTGCTATTACGGCTGGAACGGCAGCGTTAGAAAGACGTAAAAGTAAAAAATTTGAGGTAGCATGGCGAGAAGCACAGAAACAAATGTTGGACAGTAATCATAACTATGATTATGGACCGTATAAGCTTTGTAAGTTCTTTGATCCGAACACTTTGGAAGAAATCGGAAAAGTAATGATGCATAAAACAAGTGTTGAAGCGTTTTTGGATTATAAGTAATTGCAAGATTGGGGCTTGTGTTTAACACAGGCTCTTTTCTTTTATTATGTTTATTTTAGGAGGTATGAGATGGTAGTTGATAGTGATTTAAGAGAAGTAAACTTTGAGAAGTATTGTATTATTTGTAAACATGCGGAATGTCCAGAGCACGAAGATCCTTGTTTTGAGTGTTTAGATAATCCACTTAATTATTGTACAGAGAAACCTGTAAAGTGGGAGGAGAAGAAATGAAACCTAAGCATGCGTGGAATAGGAAACTTAATGGGACATATAGCAATTTAAGGCATTATCGGAACTTGAAAATGAGGCTCGGTCGCGTGTGTGTTAGGCGGGACAGTTCCATACGTATTATCGTTAATAACCGTCAGAAAATGGCAGGAAAGCCTATGAGACGTACACGACAAATAAAAATAGCGAAAAAGAGATACTTAGATTATCTTGTGAAACAGTATTTTGGAGGTAACAGTAGTGAGTCATGATATGAAGAAGAGCTCGTATAAAAAAGAACGTTTGGAGGAAACAAAATGAGTAGAGAAACCAGAAAGAGTGCTGCAGAAAAACGTATTGAAAAGGAGAAAGCAGCACACAAAAAGCAATGTAGATATGTAGAGATGGAAAGAGACCGGAGACGTGAAACAGCTGAACGAGCGTTTCATCATAAACCTTACTGAATAGGAGATTGATATGGAAAAATTAATATTGCATTAATGATTGGCGCAATAATTGCGTCTATATTTGCAGCTGGGGTTCTTATATGGGCGTTTGTAAATGTTCGAAAAACAAATAATGAACCTGAATCTATACAGATAGTTATTGGAATCAGAGCACTAACTACAAGTGCTCTTGCTATATTCGAAATCATATTTTTTTATTTGGGAGGTGATTTTATGACATACGAACTGTGTATTTTTGTAGCCATGATACAAATGGGAATATCTTTATTTATGTTTGCCGTTTTTATGTGGGCTGCATTTAAGTTGCTTGATAAACACATGTCAGTTAGTGTTGCATGTTGTACAGGAGCACTTGTGATATTGGCAGCGGTTGTAGCTGAATTATTTATCATTATGGGAGTAGTACTGATATGAGTAGAATAGGTAAAGAACTTCCGAAAGAGTATTCGGACAGATTTGATGAATTACGGCAGAATCGTGTAGAGGTTAGCTACTATAAATATGGTACAGCATCCGACAACTTTGGGATGAAATTAGTTAATGCACTGGAAAGTCGCGATATGTGTATTAAGAAATATAAGGAAACCGGAAACACCGAGTATCTTTGCGATGCTGCCAATTATTTAATGTTTGAGTTTATGTATCCTCAGCGCGAGGGTGCTTTTTTTAAGTCTACAGACAGCGGAGAAAGCGCTGGAGTAGCTGGAACACCAATAAATCAGCTTAAGGAGAAGTGGTATTGATATGTTATTAGGCAAAAATACGAAATACGGAAATGAAATGGCGGTCAGTGAATTACAGAAAATTGTATCTGAGATAGAGAAGGAATCTGGTTTTAGTATCTACGATATTTTTATAATGTTCTCGAAGGGATACACGATGAAAGCACCGGAGTGGTTAATTATTGGAGGAGAAGATGAGTAAACAGAATAATTTGATATAGGAGATAATTATGCGCTTTATAATTAAACTTGACCAGGACGACATGAAAAAACTGAATAACGGCGGCAGTATTGAAGTTATACCAAGCAAACGTTGCTATGATAACTTAACAAAAATTACAGTTGAGGGAGTAAGAATAGATAGCAATCGGCAAGAAGGAACAGAGTGATAAGGAATTAAGGAGAAGTGGTATTGATGGATAAGCAGAATAAAGTTTTATATTTGATTGCGGCAGATACATTAAAGAGTGCTGAGCAGTTAATGGATGCATTTGCATTCGGTAATATGCATGAATTGTCAAAAGTTTCTCGTGCTGAACGCACTGTTTATTTAAGAGATGGGCGGATATTTAAGTTTACTTCTAATACAAGTAAAAATTTGATTGGTCGAAATCGACGAAACTGGAATATATACAGTGGTAGAGCATTTGAGGAGGAGTTTTTGAATGACAATAAGTAATTTTTGTGTTGTTTTTGTGGTTTTTATTGTACTGCTTGTAATAACAGGTATAATAGGCTGGTTCTTTATGTGGATGACCGACGAAGAGAACCTTTTTATGATATTTTCCGCTTGGTTTATATCAACCATCGGTTTAGCAACATGCCTTACTTATATTTTAGTTATGAAAGGTTTTATTTAGAAAGGTGCAGAAAAGATGAGCGAAAGATGTAAAGCAATTGATAAAGAGTTAAGCAGGAACGGGTCTGGATATTATGACCCCACTGCATATAAGGCTATGAAGCGTGTAGAAGCCGATGAGAGAAAGTATGGCAGGGATTATGAGAGATTCTATAACTTACTTAATACCATCTTTTATATTTGTGAGCTTGCTGGGTTTCATGTGGAGGGTCGGATCGTGTTGACTGACAAAAAGACAGGAAAGGTGTGGAAGTGATGATCGTTTATGGAATAATGGTATTTATTTGTGTATTCGAGATGTTCGAAACCAGAGATCCGTTATATGCTGTAGCTGCTGGGATATTTGGAGTAGCTTTAGAGATTTGCTGTAAGAAGGATGGTGACGAGAAATGATATTTATAGTATCTACATGCGGTGACATACCTAAAAAAGAGTTAATTGAATTGCAGAAGCGACTCGAAGCAGAAGCGAACAGTCCCAATAAAAATAAGGTAATGTGTCTTCCTAGATTTGCCACTATTGTGAGTATTGATGATTGTAATTCGATAAAAGCAAAGGCAACAATGAACACAGATGTCAAAACGACATCTATAGGATTCAAACCTAGCGAACTTGGCAAATAGGGAAAGACTATGTCAAAAACTGCTACTAAAGATATGGTAGAGTTACCAGATATATCCATTCACTTCATTGCGATTGGACAAGGAACAAATAAGTAAAGAACTATATATTTCAAAAGTTAGGGCACTAATTACTGGTGCTCTTACTTTTTTTTGATGTAGAAGGAGACAAATAAATGAAATTTGTAGGTTGGGAATTATATATTATGAAATTTGTTTGCTATATTGCTGGGGCGATTTCTCATGATGTACGATATTTTATTGTCGCAGCGTTGTTTGCAATTGCTCATGAGTTGAGACATATTTGGAATAAAAAAGGAGAATGGCAATGAATAATGACGATAAAAATGACTTAATCGTATCTTTGTCAATGTGGGCAATATATTGGTTAATTATAATAGTGGTTTTAAAGGGGCTGGGATTATGATATTCGTAGTGAAGGCTATTAATAAACGTTCTGAAGAAGAATTGCATATGTTACATGATCGGTTAGTTGAAGAGCTTGGTGACGTGAAAAAAAGCAGACATGCGGTATTATGTTTACCTGCTGATTGCACATGCTCTTGCATTAATGACTATAATATGAATGATGTAAAGGTGGTTATCACGGATCATGAAGATAATTGATATCTTTAAAAGAGAGTGGCCGGGATTGGCTGAGCAGATAGTTAAGTGGACACCTTGTGGGGTTGGCAGGATTCGTGTGAGGTTAAAGAACAGACTGGAAGTTGTATTTACATACTATGATGATGAAACTTGGAGTTTAGAAACTAATAAGTTTAATTGGAGTTTAGAAACTAATAAGAAAAGGAGATAAATGTTATGAGATATTATACAAGTGATTTATTGGGATTTATCGACGAATTACAGAGAGAGAACATTCAGTATTTTGCGCATGTTAAGGAGCTTGTCAGAGAGAACAATATTTTAAGAGAGCGGGTTGACTTACTCGAAAAAGAAAACAAAGAATTGTCAGATAAGGTTGAGTTCCTTGGAAATAATAATCAAGAGCTGCTGAAAGAGAACGGACGATTGAAAGAAGAGTTGCAGCTAGTTCGTGACGATAACGATGCATTCAATGAAGAGGTCAAGCAGTTGGTTGAGGAGAATAAGAGACTTAGAGCTGATCTTGAAGAGAGTCATGCATATAGAAAAGAGGTTGATCAGCTTACTCAGGAAAATAAGAAGTTAATTGAGGAACGGGACGCTTTATGGGCTGAAACGCAACATTTGGACAAAATATATAAGCAGTTGCTGAATGAGAAGAAACGTTTACAGGAAAATTTTGAAGAGTTAAAGGCTTCTTCGGACTTATCCATGTCTGCAGAATTGGCAGAAATGTTTGAGGAATTCATAGATAAAAATGAGAAAAATCGTAATGATTTGAGTGTGAAAATCAATGACTTTAGGGAGAAATATCAGCTTAAGTAATCAATATTTACGGTGACTAGGGGCTGAAATTTGACTGAATTTGATGAAAAACAGTCATTTTTTCGGTCCAAAATAGCCGTCCACTTTTATTTTTAAAAGTGTCAAAAAGTGGACCAAAAGTGGACGAGTTACAAAAGGTGACACTTGAAATTGTGAAAATTCTGTGAAAAATAGTAAAAATTGTCGAAATCCGTCCACTTTTCCCACTTTTTAGGGGGTTTTAACCTATATATGTGAAAATTATCATATAGTTTATATATAAACAAAATAATAATTTTAGTATATATTAATATAGCATTTTTAGCAAAAAGTGGACGAAACGGTATTTTTCAGCAATTTTTAAGTTTTTAGCAGAAAAAGGAGGATTTTTATGAGAAGCGCGAAAAGAAGAGACTGGTATGACGAAATTTATGATACTTATGTATCAATGCATCTCAGAGGTGATGAAGCCAACATCGTCGAATGGACGCCTTTTGGAAGAAATTCAATTGATATTACGTTTAGGGATGGTAGTGTGTTCCGATACAACTATTTCAGAAATTCAATAACCAGACTCGACATAGCTATCAATGATATTAAAACCATGGCGGAACAAATGAGAGAAATGTTTCCTCATAAAATTAGTAAAGCTCTGTTAGATGCTGGCTGTTCTCAAAAAGAATTAGCGCATGGTATTGGCGCGACAGAATGTACTGTTAGCCATTATTGTTCCGGAAAACGGCTTCCAAATCTTATAACAATTTCCATCATGGCTAAATTCTTAAATTGTGATCTCTATGAACTTATACCGTATTATGATCCAAAAGACAACAGAATCAAATAATTTTTTTATAGACCCGATTATGGGTCTTTTATTTTGCACGCGAAAAATACATGGGCTTTTATGAAGAGATAGGTAATATGGGCAATTCCCATACTTACACTTTCTCTTTTCGTTTACTCATAATAATTTTCTCCAGTACATTTCAGAAGGGAGGTAACACAATGTCACGATTAGAAAGTAATTTTCAAGCAGAATTGAAAAAAGATCTTAGAGCAATGTTTAACGGTTGCATTGTTTTGAAGACTGACCCGACCGACACTCAGGGTATTCCAGACCTCCTGGTTCTATATCGTGACAAATGGGCCTCCCTGGAATGTAAGAGAAATCGCAATGCAAGTAGAAGACCTAATCAGGAATATTACGTAGATAAAATGAACGATATGTCATTCTCACGATTTGTATATCCTGAGAACAAGGAGGAAGTTTTAAATGAACTACGAGAAGTATTCGAACCTTGTAGGTAAGCATGCGATGTTTTCACCCAGTTCTATAAGTTTGGCAGATAAAACTGATAAAGATATTATTCGATACTGGGCGAGAAAGTATATTCCAGAAATAGGAACAGCTCTGCATGATATTGCTAGAGCTCATATCAAAAATAGAATTAAGTTGACCCGATATTCCAAATCCGAAGTATTGTTATCATTAATTGATACTTACAAAATTCCATTAGCTGTTATAGAAAGAGCTATCGATTTTGATGCCAAGTATCATAATTTGATGACCTATGTGAACGATGGTATTAAGCACCGCATGGTTCCTGAACAAATTTTATATTTGTCGAACTTATGCTTTGGGACTGCAGATACTATTTCTTCTTTGGACTCTGTAGAGAGAACCGGTATGTTACGAATTCATGATTTGAAAACTGGTGACACTCCGGCAAAGATGTTTCAGCTTGAAAACTACGCTGCTTTATTTTGTTTGAATTATAACTACAAACCAGTTGACCTTGAAATGGAGCTTCGCATTTATCAGTCTGGTGAAGTACTGTATCACAATCCTGATCCTAACGATATTCAGTTAACAATGGATCAATATAAGAATGCTAATCAGTTGATAAATGATATTTTGATGGAGGATTAAGAAATGTATGAAGAAAACCCGCCGTTAGACGAAGTTTATGATTTTTATACGATGAGCGAAGATGACTTTTATGACGAAGACAATCTAACTCATTACGGTATGCCAAGAAGATCAGGACGATATCCATGGGGATCTGGTGATAATCCATATCAGCATTCAGCGGATTTCATGGCTAGAGTTCAGAGTCTTAAGAAATCTAATGCCACAGCAGTTGACGAATCCACTGGTGAGATTCTTACAGGAGAAAGAGCAATTGCTAAAATTATGGGATTGTCTAACACCAAAGAGCTTCGAGTACAGTACGCTTTGGCTAAAGACGAGAAAAGAACATATGACGTTCAGACTGCTAAATCCATGAGAGCAGACGGTAAATCTTTGAATGAGATTGCTAAAGCTATGGGATTTAAGAATGATTCGTCAGTACGATCATTGCTGAACGACCAATCTGCTTCCAAGATGAACAAATCAAAAAAGACAGCTGATACGTTAAAGCAATGCTTGAAAGAAAAACTTAAAGACGATCCTAAAGCTGTATTAGATGTTGGGGTCGGTGTTGAAAGAGAGCTTGGGGTTTCTAAAGAGAAACTGAACGAAGCTCTTTATATCATGCAACAAGAAGGCTACCAGGTATGGAAAGGATCTGTACCACAGGCAACCAATCCTGGAAAGAAAACCAACTTACGAATTGTCGGACCGGAAGGAACTCCAAAGAGTGCACCTTTCGACTATGAACATATTCATTCGGTTAGTGAATACACTTCCAGAGATAATGGTGAGACATTTTCTAAAACTAAGTTTCCAGTCAGCATGGACCCAAAGAGATTAGCAATTAGATATGCTGAAGATGGGGGAACTAATAAAGACGGAGTCATTGAACTTCGAAGAGGTGTAAAAGACCTTGATCTCGGCGAAAGTCATTATGCACAGGTACGAATCTTGGTTGATGGCGATCGATATTTGAAAGGTATGGCAGTATATTCTGACAATCTTCCAAAAGGTGTTGATGTTTTGTTTAACACTAACAAGTCCCAAGACAAATCAATGAGAGATGTTCTCAAAGAAGTTAAGCGCGACAAAGATGGAAATATTGATCAAGATAATCCTTTCGGTGCTTTGATTAAAGCTAAAGGACAGAGCGAATATATCGGTTCGGACGGTAAAACTCATCAGTCTTTAATCAATAAGACACGAGAAGAAGGCGACTGGGCTGATTGGACAGATAAACTGTCATCACAGTTCCTTGGCAAGCAAAATATCGGTCTTATTAAACAGCAAACGAAGATGGCAATAGCCGATAAGCAGTCGGAATTCGATGATATTATGGCATTGACGAATCCTACTGTTAAAAAGAATTTGCTAGAGTCATTTGCGAATGATTGTGATTCGGTTGCAGTACATTTGGATGCTGCAGCTCTTCCAAGACAGAAATATCACGTTATTTTGCCTCTTACTTCAGTATCTGATAAAGAGGTTTATGCGCCAGGATATAAAAATGGTGAAACTGTAGCCCTTGTACGATTCCCTCATGGCGGAACATTCGAAATTCCTATTCTTAAAGTTAATAACAAGATTAAAGAAGGACAAGATGTTATTGGTACAGCAGCAAAAGATGCAATCGGTATCAGTTCTCGTACAGCTGGTATATTATCTGGAGCAGATTTTGATGGCGACACGGTCATGGTTATTCCATGTAACTCCGAAAACAGTAAGATTAAAATCTCTCACAAGCCACCACTTAAAGATCTCGAAGGATTCGAACCTAAAGATACATATGGTAGTGATAAAGTAACTACTGATAGTAAAGGTAATAAACATTATTACCGTAATGGTGCAGAATATAAGATTATGAAGAACACCCAGACTGAAATGGGTATTATTTCAAATCTTATTACTGATATGACTCTCAAAGGAGCTACTGAAGACGAGCTGGCAAGAGCCGTTAAGCACTCGATGGTTGTTATTGATGCAGAAAAACATAAGTTGGATTATAAGTCTAGCTATGCTGACAATGCAATTGCAAGTCTTAAAAAGAAATATCAGGGTGTAACTGAACCTGACGGAACATATCACGAGGGTGCTGGAACCTTATTATCGAGAGCCAAATCAAAACAGATGGTTCTTAAACGAGTCGGCACTCCCAAAATTGATCCTGAGACCGGTGAACTTAAATATAAAGAGGTTACTGAAACTTTTGTAGATAAGAAGACTGGTAAAACTCGTATCAGAGAGCAAGAATCCACCAGAATGGCAGAGGCTAAGGATGCTCATATTTTATCCTCTGGGAACCCAAAGGAAGAAGTATACGCTGACTACGCTAACACCATGAAGGCTATGGGTAACCAGGCCCGTAAGGAGATATTATCAGCCGGCAAAATTGAATATAGCAGTTCAGCTCGGCAAGTATATCAAAAAGAGGTATCAGATCTCCTGGCTAAGCTTAATATAGCCATGTTGAATGCCCCTAAAGAGCGTAAAGCCCAGTTGATAGCGGCATCCGAAGTCAAAGCGAAACAGCTTGCTAATCCAGATATGACCAAGAAGGAGCTTAAAAAGGCTAAGCAGGTAGCCCTATCGAATGCCCGGTACAAAGTTGGAGCATCTGGTAAGGAATCACGTATTAACATTACTGATAAAGAGTGGGATGCCATACAAGCCGGCGCCATATCAGAAACTAAATTGAAGCAGATACTTACCAAAGCTGATCCAGACAGAGTTAGAGAGCTTGCCACACCACGAACCAACAGAGAGTTAAGTAGTGGAAAGAAAGCTCTTATTAAATCAATGGCTGGAAGTAACTATTCTCTTGATGAAATTGCTGCAAGACTTGGCATTTCTACTTCTACAGTAAGCAAATATTTGTAAAGGAGATCAATTGATTGTATGAAAACAGCAATTACAACAGTCGACAACCCGTACGATCCAATTGATCAGTTTGATTCTTGGTTTCTGTACGATGTTACGATGAATCATAATACTTGTGCTTTGCTAGGCAGAATAGCAAGAACATCTGATCAGCTATCTGATGCTGAAAATGATGCAGAAATAGAAAGAGCAATTGATGACATAATCAAATATGATGTTGAAAAGATCTATAAAAAAGTTTCGCATTAACTTTGGGCATTTACAATTTGATACAAAATGTTTATCACTTTGCGTGTCATGAGTTGATTTGCAATCCA